TCGCGTCACGGTTTCCGAGCAAGCCGACATGATTGATGAAATTCAGTTCTGCGCGTTCAACTGCATCGGATGGTGGTTTGGCGATAGGATGACCCGCAAGAAATGAGCACCGAACCAAAAGACTTCGTTGAGGTTGCGCGCTTATGGAAAGAAACCGGATGGCTTACCGCGGTAATCGGTGGCGCAGGAATGACCGCGCGTTTGCTGGCGAATCCGATCAAAGGCGACGTTTGGGAATCCATTCGGCGCATCGTGATGGCCGCAATCGTCAGCTCAATCGCGTGGTTCGTCGTTGAGCAAATCGAAGTAAGCTCATTCGTGAAGGCAATTACCTACGGAGTTGCTGGCGTCATCTCTCCTGAGATTATTGACGGGCTAACAACTCTGGCGAAACGGTATTCCAAGAATCCGAGCAAGCTCTTGAAGAAATGAACCCGAAAGTCATTACCGCTGCGTTGGCCGCAACTGTTATCTGTTTTGCAGGCGTAGGAGTGATGACGGTGCAAAAGGTATCGGAGAACATTGCGGCAAGTGACCGAGAGTTTGCGCTGACAAGCAATGTGCTGAGTCCGCTTTTTGACATCTACGGTTTGGCAATCGTTGATGGTCAGGCCAAGGCAAGTAAGGGTTTAATTAACTCAAAAGAGTTTTGTGATTCTTTGACCAAACTGGAATTAGAAGCAGAGCGATTGATTGCCGAATTTGGTCATCCTTCAGAAATTGTAGCCCAGCACAAGTTGGTTAAAGCCTATTTGCAGAAGACACGGGAAGCGTGTGATAAAGGTCAAATAGACACGTTAAACTCACCAGCCATGACAGCAGAACTTTATGGGGTAATCGACCCCATGACTGAGTTAATTAACAAACTGCTTTTGGGTAAGCTATCCATATCCCGTACACACAAAAATGCAGCAGACTCGGCTTTGCTTACATTTGAGCGTTTTGCCAGCGTAGCGGCTGGACTGGGTATTGTGTTTGCAGTGGCACCGTGGATTGGTGGCAGATCAAAAGTTAGTAAGAAAAAGAATAGGAAATAAAATGTCCAAGCACGCCCAGCGTTTCGTGGTTGTTAGCGATAACCACGGCGACATGGCAGATGCAGCTAGTGTTGGTGCGCTGTGGTCGTTTATGCGTGATTGGAAGCCTGAGATACGCATACACGCAGGCGACAATTATGACTTTAGAAACCTACGCAAAGGCGCATCTGATGAGGAGAAAGCGGCATCATTAGCAGAAGATTGGGAGGCAGGTAATGATTTCATGCGTCGCTTCTTTGAGGGTGGTAAGAGCAACCACTTTATGAGGGGCAACCACGATGAGCGTATCTATGACTTCCGTAACAATTGCACGGGCATGGTGCGTGACTATGCCAGCGATGGCATAAAGCAATTGGAAGCTACGGTAAAGCGGTGCAAAGCCAAGATGCTGCCGTATGATAGCGACCTTGGGGTGCTTGAGCTAGGCAAGCTGTCGGTGTTACACGGATTCCATGCAGGGGCAAGTGCGTGTAGGATGCACGCTAACATTTTTCGTAACTGTATTTTTGGCCATGTGCATACCATCGAGTCAGCCCCAGTTGCAGCTCGTGAACCAGCAGAAGCACGCAGCATTGGGTGTTTGTGCAAGAGGGACATGGATTACATCAACAAGAAGACAGGTAAGTTGAGGTGGGCACAGGGTTGGGCGTATGGTTTGTTATTCCCTGATGGCACCTACCAGCTTTTCCAAACCCGCAACATTAACGGTAACTTTTATGCAGCGTCGCAAATCCAAAGCTACTCATCTTAATTGGGCGGTTGAATTGCGCGAAGTTCTCACGGCAAAGACACGCGAACCAAAAGGTGACGGGTGGATGACGACAGAGGAGTTTGCTAAATCGTTAAAAATAGCCACAGGCACCGCTCATAAATACTTACGTCGAGGACTTGCTTTAGGGCATCTGGAAAGGTTCACAGGCACAGCAAATTCTGCTGCGGGAATCAGGCTACAAACGTGGCATCGACCTGTGCAGGGTAAGCGCAAATAACCATTGACGAGTTAGCAACGTGTGCTAACTTATGGGTAAGCGAGCGCGATCAAACAGTTTGAACTAAGCCAAGGATGCGGGAACCAACTAACCCTCCTTGGCTTTTTTATGCCTTACTTTTGGTGTCGTAGTAGAGGTTGGACACTCGGATGCCGTAGTCATTTTTCAACGCACCGTATGAATCGAGTACGCGCAGGGTGCCAACAAAGCCTTTGTTCCAAAGTAGGGCTAGGTTGTATGGGCTGATGTTTTGAGTTCTACAAAGCATACCAGCCAATCGGCGCAATCGAGCACGGGCAAACAAGCGTGAGGTTTCGTTGTTTGCGGTTAAATTGTAAGGGATAAATTTACCAGCATCTTCAACCCATGCTTTCTTAGTCCAGCACAGCACACCACCGGGGTCGCTTGGTTTGCCGTTCTCCACCATTTCTAGGCAGTTTAACAGCACGTCTAGGTCTATGCCTGCTTTGGCGATAATATCCTCCTTAAATTCAATTGTACGGTGTTCTGCGGGTGGTTGCATGGGTGGTGGCGGGTAAACAATCATTGGGTCAGGTGCAGGTTAAGTAGGGCTATGGCATCGCACTCGTTGTCATCGGTGATGTCGAGGTTGGGGTATTCGCGTTTGGTTCTGGCAATCATTTCAGGCTTTTTGGCTGTACCTTTACCTGTCCAGAACTTCTTAACGGCTGAGGGTGAGTAGCTGTAAAGCGGGATGTTGTGTTTGGCGGCATGGGCTAGGAGGATGCCACGGAAGCCAACGCACACCTGCACAGCAGCGGCAGATTTGAAGAAGCCAGCCATTTCATACACGATCTCATCGTAGCGTGGGCCATGCAGCATTTCAGTAAGCCAGTTATCAAACATGGCATGACTGGCACCTACATGGGCAGCAGCACGGGTTTTGGTGGCAGTTTGCTTGGCGAAGCATTGGCTACCGGATGTCAGCACATCGCTGGCTAGGATGGCGTACCCTGTGGTGGTAGCCATATCAAGGGCAAGGATGCGGATAGGTCGTAGGTTCATTGTTTGTCGAGTTTAGGCAGGATTTGAAGGCAGAAATACCGTAGGGCAGCACGAGCGTGCTTGCAGGTGGTGTTGCGGGTTAAACGTGGTTCACCACGGTCTAGGGCAGGTTGGCGGCGGGTACTCCAATCGGTGCAGGCACACCACATGGCTCCTTTGTTGGCTGTGATGTCCACACGGTAACGGCGACCTGCTTTGCTGCGAGAGGCAACTTGGTACACGAAGGATTCACCTTCGGATTCGATGACTTCATTGCTCATTTGTTTAACTTCTCAGCGTACTGCTGACTGGTTACTTTTTTGAGGTTCTTGTATTGTTCAGCAAACATGGTGTCGGTAGCGCACCAGTTAGAGACAGCTTTCTGTGCGTGTATTACCGTGCCATGATCTCGATTAAACGCATCCCCGATCTCAGTTAGGGTATATTTGGTCAGCTCTGAACAAATCGTCATGGCAATCTGCCTAGCACGGCTAAAGGAAGCGGTACGGATGGGCGATGTCATGGCATTCAATGGCAGATGAAAATGATGGCATACGATCTCTTGGCAGATGCGTACGGCTGGTGGGGCAAAATCTAACTCACCTCCTTCGGTTTTGAATGAGTTGAACAGTTCTTGTTCAAGATTGGTCAGCTCAGTACGAATTTGGACAATGCGTTTAAGTTTAGCTTCATTGGTGGTGAGTTGTTTCATGGAGAGAATAGCGTGTAATTTTCGACTAGGCTTATTGTGACAGCTTTACCGCTGTTGCCTCTAACGATGAGGTGGTAGTCAGGGATGTGCCCTTGCTCTGTGTAACCGATGAAGGTTTGTTTTTCGACTGTGCCGACAAGCCTGCGAATAGTTCCCCTAACGAGGTAGTCAAAGCTGACGGTTCTGCCGACAAAGCGATCTTTGGTTGGGTGTGGGTCGTTGAGTTGTTTGATTGGTTGTTCATGTGACATTAAAAGTTTTGTTCACCTTGGCTTGGTACGGCTTCAACAAAAGGCACGACACGGCACACCTCTTTGATGCGCTTGAGGAGTGCCTCGATGCGCTCCATGTCAGCCTTGGTACTGTTCTTAAACTTGTCTGACTGTGCCTTGTAATCATCACCGCCAATCTGTGATGTGATGATGTTGTGCCGTTTGTAACGCATACGGTAGTCGAGCAAATCCTTGAGGAAGGATGTGACACGCTCATCGTGGGCACCCGACAGCAACGAGTCATCCATCAGCAACACATCGTACCTGCCCCATGCCTTGACCATTTCTAGGACATCCCTGCTGTGGTTTACGCTTTTGAGCACTTCAGGCCACAACACGCCAACGTGCTTATTATAGCGCACTAGGCAGCGTTTGAGGAGCAACATGGCAATGCGTGTCTTACCGCTGCGTGATGGCCCATAGAAGAACAGGCTTTCTTCACCTGCGTAGTCTTGGGTTGCCCCGTATTGCAGCTTGGGGAAATCAGGGTGATTCTTGTCAGTGTCTTGATACGATGGTGGGCACAGCGTTTCCCAATAAATGCGTGAGCGTTCCATTGAGTCAGCAATCTTGGCTTTCTTACGGCACTCATCACACGCCACCCCAATAGCAGCCGACAGTTGCGGTGCCTCAAGGTCTGTCTGGCAGCGGGTGCATTTGCAGGCTACCATGCGGTTGAACTCGTGGTCAGCGTTACCGTGTGCTTGGGCAAGCTGGGCTAGGGTTAAATCACCCAAGTCAGCACCTAGAGATAAGCTAAACAATGTGGGGGCTGAGGTTACTCGGGCGGTGCTCATTTGCTGTCCTTTCGTTTGCTCTGGTTCTCTAGGGCGTCAATCGCTGCTGCTGCGTCGCGCATGAGCCGCACGGTAAATAGGTCAACTACTGTCCAGAACGGCATTCTGTTTTCGCAGCCATCGGCGATGTTGTTCAGGTGTCGCTTAATCTCTTTTCTGCGTTTGGCCGTAATCGTGTTCATTTGCTGGCCTCCTTGCGTGTAGTAATTGGCCCGACTCGGATTCTGCCAGACGGAGTTACGCGAATTTCCACTCTCTGCTTCTTGCCAGAAACCTCTAAGACGTAGCCCCATTTATCTCCATTACATAAACGAGTGACTACGGCAGACCCAAATACAAAGCCATACTGAGTGTTGTACATCTTGTCTGTGCTCATTTGCTGGCCTCCTCGCGTGCGGCGACACGCGCATCCACCATTTTTTGAATCTGCTCATCAAACGCATCAATTAACATTTTTGCCGCTACTTGCGTGGCTTCATCGGTGGACAAGCCTTCGCCAATAATCAGGCGACCAGCTTGCGTGATGCGTAGCACTTCGCGGTTTGGTTGATTAAAACTCAGCAAAGAGTCTGGTTGATATGCGCCATCAGTAGTCTTAACCGTTAGTTTTGTTTCTGGTGTGTTCATTTGCTGCCCTCCTTGCTTTCATCAATCGTTGATTTTACTCGAATCAATCGTGCAGCATAATCAAAAGACCGCTCCTCTGAATTGTTTAGTTGATGCTCAAGCTCGATAACCATGTCAGCCAATTGGCGACGTGGTAGTTTAATTAGGATGTCTGCGCGTGTCATTGTTGTGTGTGTATTAAATCGTTGT